GACTAATCTACCGTTTTGAATAAAACTTAATGGGTATTTATTCGATGAGTTATTATCAGTCCTTATCCAGCCCACCCGCGCCCTGTAAGTATAACCGCTAGGCATCGTCGGCGAGGTGGCACTAAGAGACAAAATAGCGCTTTGAGTATTAGTTGTCTCATTATAGATAACCCACACGGAATACCAAGTATTGGTTGTACTCGATCCTGTATCTATACCGCCATTTCCGGAAACTGCTGTACTAGGGTTAAGAACTACTGAACGAATAATTCTTGTTCTGTTATTGGTGTAATTTTTAACCACTAATTCATCAGCAGTTATATTAACAAGAGCACTTGTACCTGTTGCACTTAGCTTTAAATTTGAAAATGCTCCAACAATTCCGGATTGTGAAAATAAATCATCACTTTCTGCCTTAGAATAAACAGACAAATTTGTCCTAGCAGTAACAATGTTAGGAACATCACTCAAGTTGTTCGCTTTTTGGAGATATCTAGCGTCACCTGCGGCTTGGGTGAGAAAAGCACCTGGGCTGGCGAAGGCGATAGTCCAGTAAGTGTCCGAAGCATCAGTTACAGGGTCTTGAACCACAGCGCCTGGGCCTGAAGCAGCAACTGATTTATAGACAAGTCCATCTGTTCCGGTCACATAACAAATATTAGCTTCATAGTTCGTGAGGCTGTCCCATTGTGCAATACCTCTTTGAAAGATATGGGCAATTGCTTGATCTTGCCTGTTCTGAGACCAGTTTTCGTACTGATAAGGTGGGGGCTCAGCAATCCAACCTGTTTGAATTTTGACATCGGGTGGGGTGACTTTGTTACCTCCACTAGCCCAGAGATACGTGTAGTCTGGTTTAGCAATAGCTACCATTTTTTTATTCCTCGTTAATAAAGTTGTGCATATTTACCGCCTGATCCCGAAATAGTTAAATCAGCAAAACCCTTAGCATTTGGGGCTCCTTGAAATCCAAAATAATTCTCGTAGTCGAACTGTCCAAATTGTAATCCAACACCAATGGGTTTAGGGATAAATCTGGATTTATATCCCGTAGAACTAGATTCATAGGTCAGCAAAACTCTCTCGAAATTATTCAGTTGCTTCCCCACCATCAATATCATCTTGGCATTTCCAAGTTCATTAATACTGTTATAAGGGGAATTGAACACAAATTTTAGAAAATCAAGCAGTTGATTCGGAGTAACATTTGTCGTATTTTTTATAATTTTGGCTTTAATGAAAAGTCTATACTGGTCATCATTGAGAAGAGTGTTTCCTGCTAATGGGTCACCAACGCTATAATAGAGCCCACCAACAGATGCATCCGTAACATCACCAAAACTCTTAGCATCCGGATAACCATCAAAAGCAAAATATTGTAGGAGACTGGTGTCAATCAAATCTCTCGGTTGACCCACGATTTCTCCGATAATATCGAGTTGAGCACCGATAGCGGTATCAATCGACCTCTCCTGCATAAGCTGCTTAAAAACTTGTTGCAGCTCAAGAGAATCATAAAGAAGAATTTGAAGATATCTGTCGAATATATCTTTATCTTTAAATTGCTCAGTTACCCTATCTCGGGCTTCTTCAAGAAATTCTACAACCTCGAAAGGATTTACAGTCATGTGCAGCTCCCCTTAAGTCGTAGTAATAATTATATTGACATCACTTAGACTTGCGATATGATCAAAAGCAATTGCAATATTTGAAGTGCCAGTCGGTGAGGGTGAAGTTCCCAGAGTCAAAGAATTAACTTGATGCCCCGGAATAGAGTTGATTGGTGTGTACAATCTTGAGTAGATAACATCATCTCCAATTCCAAAATTATTACTGAAATATGACGTTAGTGAAGATTTAATTTGATCTTGCCCGTTTGCTGGAAAATTTCCATCAGTTGTCAAATCCATAGAAATATAAATCACTGTTGGCGCGGGGGTTTGATATTCCACTACTTGCGGAAAACCCTGAGCATCTGTAATTGTTCCTGACGTATTACCAACACTCTCTATACCAGCCGGTTTGTTTTGCCAAATAGCGTTTGCAATATCAATTGCATTTCCACCTAAGACAATAGCTTCAAAACTGTGTGGAGGCAATCCGTTAGAGTCAGTAAAGTCTGAATCATTTTCATAAACAACCACTTCTTCTACACCGTTCACACCAATTAGAGCGGAATAGATAGCATCTAAACTATTTGTACCTCTCTCGAATTTAGAAATCCTAAATCTTTCCCGCAATTCTACATCTGTTTCTCTGTTTTTACCTGCGGTCGTCGCGACAGGGTTGGAGGCAGAATCCCAACCTAAAATGGGAGTCACAATTGAATTAATAGTGTTTGCTTGTTGGACTATAGGACCGGGCTGTTCTGCTTGAGCTTGACCGATAGCCCCAGCTTTTGTTATAGCAATATTAGAAGTTGCAGAAAAAGAAACGGATTGAAATTTATCTATTTTTTCAATCTCAAGAGTACTGCCGATAACAGCTGCTGTCAACGTAGGATGGGCTGAGTCTATTATAGATTTAAGACCATTCAAAATTTCATCTGAAGTCGCCGAACTATCTGATGTATAATTGATAGTAGATGTGGTATTGTTATTACTGTAGCTTACAGAGTAGAGCGTATTGTTGGTTACACTACTTATTGAAATAGTAATTCCAAAAGCAGATGAAGCTGAAAGGGCAACAGGAGATACAAGAGCAAAACGATTATTAGAATCACTTCTAATGACACTGCCGATTGGGATAAAAGTGTTATTATCGCCATAAAGAGCCATGGGCACAGTAGAGTATGTTTGTTCTACTCGTGTTAATCCAGCGTAAGCTACGAGATTATCAAGCGCAATGCCTGTTGCAGAATTTGGATCAAATGCAGAGTAGATTTGTTGGGCAGCTTCCCAAAGAGACGCAACAGAAGGCGCTTTGAGCGAAATAAGCCTTCCTAAAGCTGTGCTGTCAGAGGTATCTACAACATCCCCAGGTTCAACCAAGTCTTGCATGACAGTGACCGCTTGGGCTCTATCATCAGTTAGAATTTCAGGTAATCGTTTGATAACGAATCCCTGCTCTGTTACACCATAGGCCATATTAAAAATCCTTAACTAATTGGTGAAATATTGATAGGTGCTGTAACTTCGCCCGTGTTAACTCTCACTTGAAAAGTCATCGAATATTGACGATCTGAGAAAGTGGAGCTAAAAGACACAATCTCTTTTACCCCTGGCTCAAGTAAAATTTGTTCTTGAAAAATAAGATCAACTGAGCTTTTAGTTACTTTCTTTTTACCAAGAATTCTTTGAAAATAAGGCACACCATAAGTAGTGTCTAAAAACCACTCTTCTTGAAATGTAAGGAGTCGAATTTTGAGCCTTTGTGCCACAGTTTGTGTAAAAGGTGAAGTTACATATTCTTTTGTTAATGGCCCATTATTCCAGATAATATCATGATTGTTTGGGGAAATTGGATTTGTTTCTAGTAAAAAATCCATTATGCTGTAGGACCTCCTGTTGTACCGGGACCCGGGGTTACACCAATATGTTTGTGAGTATCAAACGGAATCCCATTAAATGTTGCAGCTCCAGTAAGAGTGTAATTGCCTGTTTGAACAATATTACCTTGAACCTGAATATTACCAATCCAAAGAGTATTTGCAACATCTACTGTCATTTCTGGAGCATTTACATTTACAGATGAAACAGCATTCACTGTCGCATCACCACAATTAACTTCAACAAGCTTGTTTCCAGCATTAATGATAACACTGCCATCTTGTTTCAATCTTATTTCCACTTCATTAGAAGTTCCAAGATTATTGAAAATTGCTACATCTTTGGTTGAATGTTCATAAACATGCTTTGCGGGATTGTTGACTGAATTACCTTGCGGCATAATCCCTGGAATAAAAATTGCGTCTGATTTATCAAGTTTTGCTTGATTCATTGGAGCAGCTGGTTTACCATTTCCACTCTTCCAAGCTTCAATACTGCGCATGGAGAAAATTGCTAGTCCTGTGGTTTTCCCTGGATTGATTGGGAAAGTCATCCCTGCATTATCAGAAACAGGAAAACAAACAGGAACACCTTGTATAATTGGGTATTCGGCTACTGTCCCGTCTTCTTTTCTCTTATTGATTGTCGGCTGTATAGTCACAATCATATCAGAAGCATCCCTATCAGATGCAACTACAATGCAAGGAATTGCAGTATAAATTTCAGATTTTGTACTTTCTTTAACTGCTTCAAGTAGAGGTTGGAAAATATCAGACATTTCTAGTCACCTTCTCAATAGCTGTTGCTCTGCATTCAGTGTACCAAGCATTTTCTCGCCATGATCCATTGTGCCTGATATCTTCAATTTTATACCAACCCTGAATAAGTCTGTCTTCTAGCTTCACAATATCACCAGCTTGAATATCTGGATTCAAAAGCATTTTCCATTGAACAGATTGCTTCTTAACTTCATCCTTTTTAGAACGCCTAATATCACCATTTGCATAATACGCAGATTCAATCAGACCACTTTCAGAAGAAATAACATAGGCTGTTTCAAAGCTTTCTCTGTTCCCCCGCGTCTTATCATGAGCATAAAGAACATCGTCTTCTATCTGCCACTCAAGACCATATTTTTGAGAAAGTTCATTGAGCATTTCTTTAGGAGTGCCTGTCAAGGGATAGCCATAAAGAATAGGATTGTTCAGATTGGTTCCATTGTAAACACCTCTAGCAACTCCAGGCAGAGCTTTACGAATCTCTTCAAAAACATCTTTTAATGTTCTTCCCGGGGCAACTAAAGAACTTAATAATTTATGATTCAGGTCTGTATAACCAGAACCCATTTGAATTTGTGTAACTCTGTCTGTCCCTGATTTCCTGGTTGTAACTAAATTAACTTCACCAGAGAAAAGTCTTTTAATTCCAATATCAGCATAACCAGCACTGAATACAGCAGCAGGGTAGTCTGTTTCAAGAATTTTCAAACTTTGATTGGAAAGATTGTAAATTTCAATAGCGCAAGAATTTGTCTTTGCTTTATTGTCAGAGGATTTGCTAATATCAAAAGAAACTTGGAGATTGTCAATTAGCAAACCATTTCCATTTTTATAATCACCAATGATAAGCTCATACTTCCTGTTCTTTTGAATTAGCATTTTATTCCTCAGTTATATAAATATAATACATGTTGTAAAATTCATGAATCTTGTCTGGATATTCAATATAGCTATCAGTCACAAGATCACTTTTAGGTTCCATCCAGAAAAATCCACTCAGATTATCTATAGCGTAATTTTGCATTATTGGGTGATAAGGAACTACAGCACATCCCACCACAATTTCATTGTAGTCAGCATCTAAAAGAGACAAATAATAGAGCTTAGAACGCTCGTTGTAGGTGAATTGGAGGATATACGAATTACCCTCAAGGGAGATAGAATAATCGTAAAAAGACTCTGAGAATAGCGGTAAATTAACGTAATTAATCATAATTCTTTGGCTACCTCTCTTATTTCATCGTCATCCGTTTTAGGAGGATTATTTCCTGAATTCACTGTGCTGTCTTGTTTACCCTTGGATTCTTTGGTTGCAGCTTTCTTTTTCAATGAATCAACAACATCTTTTGGGATTGTTGTTTTCTTTATTCCAGCAAAAGAAACTTGCTCAAAAGTAAAATCAGGATATAAAGCATAACCTGTGTTAACATCTTCTTTAAAGTTGATAGAAGTTATGACAAGATTATTGATGATCCTTTTAAGATTGATACCATCATATTCAAAAAGTCTTACGATTTGAATAACTTTTTCAAACTGCCCTGTTTGTTCATTAATTCTAAAACCACTAACCAAGTTAGTAAGAGCATTTCTTATCTGCTCTAACAGGTCTGCTCTTTGAGCGTCCATTGTAACTTCAGGATCAACAGAAGGTAAAAACTGACCAATACTTGTAGGAATGAAATTAGAAAGAACACCAAGATCAGTAGAACCAACATTAACAGCTGTCGGAGGCTCATTGACGTTGAAAGGAGCATTGCCCACTAAATCTTGAATCAAATAACTGCTTGTATTAATATCATCCCCAGTAATTACACCCGATACGTTGAATGTAGGATTATTGTTGATAAAATGGTCTGTAATTTCACCGCCACTATCAATCGGATGTTTTGTAACTTGACCTGTATAACTTTGGGTGTAAAGTGTGGTGGCATTCAAATAAATGAAGCCACCTTCATCTTTATCATCATCACCCCAGCGAAGGGCTAAAGACATATCACTCTCCTACTGGAAATTGAAGTAAAGTTGCTTTTGCTAAATCTCTCAGATGTTCTTGGAACTTGTTACCAAAATCTTCAGGATTTGCAGCATCAATTTTAACATCCATTTTGATTGAAAGATCAATTGCTTTTTGACCTGGGGCTAGTGCTTGGTTGATTCCCGGTAAAGCAAACTGATTTCTATTTTCTGCTGCCAGTCTTGCTTGTTCAGCTTTGTAATCTGTACGCCAATCATAATCAGACCGAACATCATCGAAAGGCTTGCCAAACTGGAAAGGAGTAACTTGATCTACCGTAACTCTAGGGTCAAGCGCTGCAATTCCTTTTGTTGCTGCTGAAATAACAGCATTAGCTCCAATACGACCCGGTGTTGTAA